CAGACATCGTAAGATGGATCGCGCCGGCTTGGTGGGCATAACTGTGCCGTCACACAAAGCCTCTCGTATACAGCGATCAACTACTGGGTGCAGCCCATGTAGTCGCTCAACATGGTGCTCAACGCAACGTAAACCTTTGCAGCGCAAGCCTGATCGGTGCCGTTTAGAAGGTGGCACGAACCCCAGTCGGTCAGCCGTGGACACGATCTCCAATGGCGGGTCGATCAATCGATCCACATCGCCACACTCACAGCTTAGAACGAGCTGGAACAATGCTTTTGGCAATTGCGGGAAAGCATGATGAAAATTTCCGTCCTCAATTTCAGGGAAGGTGTAAACATCTCGCTCAGTGGTCATAACTGGCACTTTGCTGAAAGTGGGGAGCCCAGGTCTGACAAGACCAAAGCTCACACAAGGCCGAGGTTCGCCCTTCTTGGCCACATGAGGCTGGGCTGGGTGTCTCCATGCAGAGCACAAATCGCAAAACACAAAATCAGCAGGTCCGTGATCAAAGGCCGTCCAGACATCCACATTCGCGATGTCGAACATCGAAGACAATCGCCATACGTCACCAATAGGCAACGCCTGATAGGCAAGTGTCATGAGACGCCATCGAGCCTTCTTCGCGGCACCAATCGTTAGGTCGAGTGCCCCAAAGACTGGAACCTTCAGGCCACGCCAAACGAGCGCAAAGGGATCAAGGGAAAACGAGAACCCTTTCAGCTCGCGAGGTTCAGACCCACCTTCCGGGGGCCCGACCTCAAACACAGCCTGTGAACTCGACCTCATGGCAATGTTGTCACCTTCTGCGGTCGCTTCATTGATGAGGATCCCAGTTAGTCCTGCCGTAGCAGCACCGAACAGAACTTGGTCGATATCAATATACTCTGGTTCATCTCCACCTATGTGAGCACTCATAGTGGATATCAGGGCAAACTCAAACGCACAGCCCTACCCCAGGGTTTCAGCCACAAATGTTGGCTACGGCGGTCAACGCCAGCAACAACAAAGCGCCTCATCAGGGGCTGTGAATCAAAACACAGCATAATCAAATAGTCGGAAAACGAGACAAACAATCTACGACTTTTCCAACCGCC